GCCGTATAGTCGGAGGTTAGCGTGTCAGTTGATGGCAATACATCAATCATTGAATTTGATAATGTTGAACAAGGCTTAGCTCAATGCGTATCGTCAATGTCCCAAAACAATGTTAATCCTAACACATCAACAGCAGCAATAAGGAATGATAATATCATTCAATTGACTAATAATGGTACATTGACTATTGCCACAGCAGTCACAGCACCTAAGATTTCGTTTAGAATGACGTATATCAGTCCGGCATATCCTGATCCTGTATACATTGAATACATTAATGTCGGAGTACCCTCCTTACAATCTCCGTGGGCAGCATCCACATCTGAGTTTGTTGTTGTTAATGGGAAACAATATATGGTTCGTAGTTTAAACATAGCCACTACCCCATTAGCTACTTCATACTTCTCAACTGGTGTAATTGTACCAGGGTCAACAGCGACTGTATCATCAGTGATTTCTCCCAAGGAAATAATAATACTGCTATCTCATATAAAAGCTTGTATTCTAATAGTACAGGTAATGATAATACTGCGTTAGGTTATCAAAGTTTATATTCCAATACACTCGGTAATTTAAACTCAGCGTTAGGATCAACAAGTTTATATAATAATACTATAGGATCAGAGAATAGCTCTTTTGGCTACCAGTCTTTATATTCTAACACTACTGGTGATGAAAATTGTGCTTTCGGTAACCAATCCTTATTTTCAAACACTATAGGGAACGGAAACACAGCAATAGGTTATCAAACTCTTTATGCTAACATTTCAGGCGAGGATAATACTGCCTGTGGTTATCAAGCTCTTGAGAATAATACTACTGGTGAAGCTAATTCCGCTTTCGGTGAAAACGCTTTATCTAGTAATACTATAGGTACATTTAACTGTGCTTTTGGAATAGAATCATTAGTTCAAAACACTACTGGATCTTTTAATTCGGCATATGGAGGGGGATCTTTACTATATAACACATCTGGTAGTAATTTATCTGCTTTTGGTTATCAATCGCTAAATAATAATGATGGAGGGTTAAATAGTTCCGCTTTAGGTGCTTTTTCTTTATATAATAATACAATAGGTAATAACAATTCAGCTTTTGGTTATAATAGTTTATATAATAACACAACTGGTAATGATAATACTGCTTTTGGAAAAACTAGTTTATATTCTAATTTAGTTGGAATTAATAATTCAGCGTTCGGGACATCATCTTTATATAATAATATAGCAAGTCATAATTCGGCTTTCGGATGGCAGACTCTTTATCTTAATACAAGCGGTAGTACTAATAACGCTTTTGGTGATCAATCATTACATAGTAACACTACTGGTAATAATAACTGTGCTTTTGGTTATAATTCTCTTTATAATAATACTACTGCTAATGCTAACTCAGCTTTTGGTCATAATAGTTTATATAGTAATATAACGGGTATTTATAATAATGCTTTTGGTTACCAAAGTTTGTTTTCAAATACAACAGGTAGCTATAACTCAGCATTTGGTTTTGGAGCTTTAACTGCTAATACTATAGGAAATAATAACGTAGCAATAGGTAATAGTGCATTAAGTAATAACACAGAAGGTTATCAAAATTTAGCTATTGGTGTACAAAGTTTAAATACTAATACAACTGGATATTCAAATTTAGCTATAGGTTATCAAAGTTCTTATAGCCAAACTACCGGATATGATAATATTTCCATAGGAGAACAATCTTTCTACAGTAACACTACTGGTAGCGGTAATATAGCAATAGGAAATCTTTCTCTGTATAATAATACAATTGGAGCTATAAATTACGGATTCGGTTATAATAGCTTATATTCCAATACAACAGGTGGCAATAATATTGCTTTTGGTTTTGATTCTTTAAATGCTAACACCACTGGTAATAGAAATATGGCTTTTGGAATAGAATCTTTAGCTTCAAATTCAACGAGTAATGACAATTGTGCTTTCGGATTTAACTCTCTTTATAATAATGTAGCGTCTAGTAATGTAGCTATGGGTAATTATAGTTTATTTAATACTACAACAGGAAACACTAATAGTAGCTACGGACATCAAAGTTTATATTTGAACACTACTGGATATGGAAATGCAGCATTTGGAACTAGCGCCCTTGAAAATAATAGTACTGGTGATACTAATAGTGCTTTTGGTGCTTACGCTTTAGGTACAAATTCAACAGGTAATAATAATTTAGCTTTAGGTTATAATGCAGATGTAAATATAGGTAATTTAAGTAATGCTATAGCTATAGGTGCTAATGCTTTAGTTACTACTAGTGATACGTGTAATTTAGGAACTGATAACACAGATTTGATAGTTGGAAATGGAACTGGTAGAATTACTGGATGGAACGTTTTTCGTGATGTTTCCCCTTCTCTTAGTTTAAATTGGGTACTTAATACTCTTGGATATGATACTTCAACAAGTACAACTAATGTTACTGTTAAAACAACTGAGGTAAGTATTCGAGATGCAACTAATTTTAACACAGGGACTATACCTGATAACGCAACATTATTCACATATTCATTAGATAAAGATATCAAATTATTAATAACAGTAACAATGGTTAGTTATCATAGTAATTCCAATGCTAAAACTAGATGTCTTCTTTATAAAAACGGAGCTGGTATAGGAAGTACTGAGAGTAATGTTGGTAATAGCGCTTATTTATCATTTAATGTTATAACAACAGCTTCACAACTTGATACATTTGAACTATATTATGGATCATCAACTAGTACGGGTGGAGTAGTATCAGGAACTTTAACTGCAAAATGTGTTTCAATAACTGCAACATGTATAGGGGTTATTTAATAAAATATAAAAAGAGGTAAAAATGAATAACGAACAAATAAAAAATATAATAGCTGAACAAAAGAAAAAGGTTAATATTATAAATAATTTAGCTATTGATTGGGAAAACGCTAAAACAATACTTAATCAAATTGTAAATGCCGCAAATAAAGATACACAGGAATTTAAAGATGCTTGTGAACTAGCCAATAGCATATGTGATGAAATGAAAAATAACCTGGAAGAAGTTAAAAATAATATTTGCAGGTAAATATTCATGGGGATATTTATTAATTATGAACCTTTACCATATGCTAATTTAAGTAACGGGCAAACAACTTTAATAGGTACTGATTCGATAAATTATCCTCATACTTTAATAATCAATGGTATTTCATTGGTAAATTTAGGTAATCAGTCAATAAGATTTAATTTAAAAAAGAACCGGGTACAAACTAGTCCTGTTAGTATTTTTAAAGTTAAGGAATTTGAGGTTAAAGCATATCAAACAGTTGATGTTATTGCTTATTTTGATATGCAGCTTATACTTAAATATAGCAATACTAACCCTATCGTTACTGAGAATCTAGTTTGTTTTTCAAATAGCCCTAGTCAGTTATTTGATTGTGAAATAACATTTAGCGTACTTAATGAAACACCTTTAAACTTTTAGCTTATGAGTAAATACATGCAGGACATGCTTGATAGACAAGCATATATTGATCAGAACATGCAGAAGAAATCACCTTTTGATGAAGGTGTGATGCGTGCTGTAAAAAGTGCCAAGCAATCACTTGCATTAGATGATGATCAATCAGACAAAGCCTTCCGCAGCGGCCTTTATGGTTTTAGTGAAGCTTTAAATCATGATAATGAACCGGAAGCCAAAGGGTTAATAGGTAAATTTGCAGCAGCTGCTAGAGGTATGCCGGCAGCTATGAGAGCTTACGATCAAAGCGAAGCGACATCCCAAAATCAAAATAGCATGCTAGCTGATATGGCTCATAGATTTAGGTCAGCAGAGGAAGCAAAGATTGCTAAAATGGAGCAGGATGCTTATATGCGTGAGATGAATGATCGTAAAATTGCAATGGAGCAAGAAAAACTTGGTGAGATGAGAGATTATCATAATAAATCATTACTAGCGAGGAAAGCAGAGGTAAATAAAAATTCACCTGATAACATGGATAAAAACTGGTTAATTAGAGCTAAAGGTAACGATAGTTCTGTTCGTGATATTGCAACTAATTATCAAAAAACTAGTGAAGTCTTACCTAATATAGATGAATTTAGAAAGTTACTTAAGAATACAAAACTCAGCGGGGCAAGTTTTTCAGATGCAGCTAGAAGATATGTTGCAAGAGCTACAGGACAAGATGAAGATGTTGTAAACGCTAAAAACCTTGGTCAATTTTATATTGAGTGGATGGCTGAAAACTCTAAAGGAGCTTTATCAGATAGAGATATGGTTTTATATACAGCTGGTTTTGCTGATATTGAAAAAAATAGAAACGGAGCTATTAAAGTTTTAGATAGATTGGAAAATAAACTTAAAAAACGTCAACAATTATATTCTAAACAACTTTCTTTATATGAAAAAGATCCGGGTGCTAATTTATTTAGTAAATCAATCTTAGATGACGATCCAGAAAGTTACAATGGATATATTCCTATTTATAATCCTAAAACTAATGAATTTGAAGAAATACATCCTGATGATTTAGAAGCTGCTATGAATAAAGGTTGGGAAGTAAGAGGTGAGGTTGTAAATTAATAAATGAGTTCTCTTGAAGGTTTAAGGTTAAAACCAAAGAAAAAAACTATTGAAAGACACGATCTTGAAGGCTTGAGATTAAAGCCAAAAAGGGAAGCTGTTGTTGAATCAGAAGAGATTGATTATAGCCCTAAAGAAGAACCAGGTATAATGTCAGATTTTTTCAAACCTCAATATAAACATTTAATAGAAGCAGCAGAACCTTTATACAACAATAATTTTACTAAAGGTTTTTTATCTGGTGTTGGAAGAGCTGCTATGTCAGAAGCAGCAGAACAAGCTGGAGCTGGAGTTATGGAAGTAGCACCAGGGGTAGTTGTGCCAATATCAGAAAGTAGTGCAATGGCCAATATTCCTGAAAAAGGATTAGAAGCTTTAGAGTCAATGAAACCAGACGAGAATGATACTTTAGGTAATATTGCTTACAAGGCTGGTGAATTTGGAGGAGCAACTGCTTCAATGCCAATGATACCTGCAAGGGGAGCTATCAACGCAGCTGCTAATACTGGTAAATCATTATTTGGTAGGTTTGGTAAAGAAGCTGCTATGGGTAGCGCTATAGGTGGTGCGTCAGGAGCAATACAAGAAACAACAAATATTGATCCTCTTTATGCTGATTTAATATCGTCAGTAGTTGTTCCAAGTGCTTTATCTAATAAACAAGGTATGTTTGGGAGATTTAGTAATCCTAATGAAAAATTAGCAAAAGGAACAATGCGTTTAATGGGCTTATCTAAACGTAAAACAGGTGGTTTCGATGTTCCTGCTGCACAAGCAGCTAGAGATTTAGAAATAGATTTACCAGCGGCAGCTCTTACTGATTCTGCTGTAACAGGACTTGCTGACCAATGGATAAGCAAAGCTCCTTTTTTTGGCAATAAACTTAGAAATAAATATTTAACAGCAGAAGAACAAACACGTAAAGTTTTGGATGATATCTATAACCAAACTAGTAATAAAAGAACACCTGAGCTTGAAGATCAAATAAAAGGTTTATACAGAACAAGTCGAGAAAGCTTACCTGCCGAATTGAAAGATAGAAGTATAGTACCTGTAAATACTAAAATTACCGCAGAAGAACTTTACAGTGATTTAGCTAATAGCGATATTCATTCAAAAGATACTAAATCTTTATTACAAATGATAAATCGTCTTAAAAAAGCAACTGCTAATGTATCTTCAAAACCAGATGTGTATGGTTCTAGTTTTCCGTCTAAAAATAAATATGATGTTAAGAGATTAATTAACGCTAAAATGAATCTAAATTCCATGATTAAATGGGATACAGACGAAGGAGTTAAAAACTTAGCTAGAAAATTACAAGGGGCTATTTCTCAGGATATAACTGAATATGGTAAATTAAATCCTAAATGGCATGAAACTTACAGAAAAGCAGATAAATTATATGGCGATTTGGCTAAAAGGGAAGAATTGGAAAGTTTATTAGGAAATAAAGCAATTAATTATGGTACAGATAGTTTAAGTTATAACAATCTATCTAAAGCTATCAATAATCCTGAAAAAGCAGAATGGTTAAAAAAACAAGTTACACCGGAAGTTTTTGCTAAAATAGAAAAGTTAGGACAAGTTGCTAAAGCAATGGCTTCAAAAAATGCAAGAATTCCAAACCCTTCTGGAACAGCTGCGACATTAGGGGTTTCAACAGGTGTTCTTGGATTAATAGGACTTGTTAATCATCCAAATTTAACAACAGGTTTACTTACAGCAGGGGCAACTGGTGGAGCTATGGCGACAGTTACACAATTACTTACAAATAAAAAATTTCTTGATTTAGCTTTGGATTATGCTGAAAAACCTACTTTATCCAAAGAAATTAGTTTAAATAAATTTATAATGGATAAAACAGGTTATTCAGCTGTTGCATTAAGAAATAAATTACTTGATGAAACTAATAGTAATGATAAATAGGTTATTCCTCTTCATCGTCTCTGTTTAAATGATTTATCCATTGTGATAAAAGGAAAACAATAAGTAAGTTAAAAGGCAAACATATTGCCCCTATAATAGAACCAAAACAATTATACGTCCCCACTGTGGCAAATACCATTGCTATTATAAACACAATAATGGCTAATATTTTTCTAATTATTTTCATTTTTAGTCCTCATTTTTGTTTTATTAACTATTATTTAATTTTTCATTAATTATTTTATCTATTTCATTATTTCTTTTTATAAAACAAACTATTGAATACACTGCGAAACTGATACCCCCAAATAATATTAGACTATCTATCGGTGTATTAAATGTATTTGATAATAATTTATCAATTTCACAACCTATAATTATTGTGCTTACTACTTCAAAAAACTTATAAGCAAATCTGTTTTCAGCTTCTTTTATTGATAATAATTTTAATTCTGCTTTATGTAACATAACGTAATCCTCTGCGTTTATTTTATTAGCTATTTTATACAATTTATCTTTATTTAAAATGTGTATTTTTTCAGTCATTATCTACCTCTTTCAACTCTATTCCAGCTTCTGGATATTTTTTTTGTAATGACTTTAATACATTAAGTCTTATTTCTTTAAGTTGACCTTTTGAAAGTATATTTGGATTCTTTAATAGTATATTATCAACTATTATTTCTAAAACTCTTATTTTAAACTCGTTATCCAAAGTCTGGTTTAAAATATCAACATTCCCTATCTTGATACTCATCACTCCCCCTTATCCTTAATTATTTCCCATAGTGTAGCGGCTGTTTTATAATCATAAGCATGGTATAATACATCACTAACATATGATAATTCCATTGCAGATAGGGTTTTAATAAATGTTGTCTCATCCTCAGTAAGCTCACCTGTTTCTTTCAATTTATCGATAATATTAAATATTTTCTGTGTTCTAGTTAATACGTAATTCATATTTAGTCCTCTTTTAGTTGAAATATAACTAAGATATATAATTATTTATGTTTTATTACAATAATTATTTATATACAAAAAATAATTAATAATAAATACGTTGTTAACTGTTGCAAAAATATTACAAGGTTATAAGCAGCTTAAAGAAACATTTTATTTCTAAAGAAACATTTTATTTCTAAAGAAACATTTTTATCATTTGACATATATAAGTTTTTTATTATAATGTTCTTTGTTATGGGGAAATAGATCAGAAATCGATTTTCCCCTCAAGTTTTAGTTGTTATCTATGAAGAATTTTTTTAATTTAATAGCATCTAATGCCAGTTTTATTAAAAACATCTTCATCCTTATAATATTAGCTAGGCTATTATTTATTGAGACAGATAATCTTATATTAATTGCAGAAATAGTCGGAGCAGTTTGTGTGATGATGACTGATTTATGCCCTTACCCATATTTGGATCATTAATGTATTATTTAACTTTAATAATAAAATTAGTGATTATCACTATATTTTTATATAATTAAAAAAATATATTTTGATAAGCAAAAAATAAACTACAAAACGTTAGTTTATGTTCTAATAATTAATTCTATAATTTTACCTAAAATAAACGGAAAACTTAATGAAAATAGATTAGGTTTAGATATTTTTATATTTTTATAAACCTTATTTACTCATTAGTTTATCTATTTTTTTACGAATAAAGTTTTTAGTAGGATTTAGTTTTTGTTCTTCATGATACCTATCAGATTTCTCATTATACATTCTTGCATTTTTACCATTAGGAAAAGGTGATATAAAGTCTAAAACATCCATTCTTTGCTTCACTTTTTTACGCTGATCTTTTTCCTTGTTGTATTTATTATCAAAATACTCGGTAATATAACGCTTCATATGAGCTTCTAGTTTATCATCTTCGCTTTCCTTCTCATCCTCTTCCTCACTCTCATCTTCGTCATAGTTATTTTCTTCCTTATAATTACCTTTAACTACCTTACGAATATGAGAAGGGTTTTTAAGTAAGAGGTTAACATCAACTTCATTCAGGTTGTAAGGAGTCTTTTTACCTTTAAATGGGATTTTAGATGCTGATTTCATAAGGTTTTTGATGATAAAGTATTAAAATTGTAATATATTATAAATTAAATTTTTAATCAATAAATTACTTGGTTTTATATGGCAATGACGTATGAAGGATTGGCTAACGATCTAACCTTATATATGCTTAGAACAGATCAACCTTTTGTTGCCAAAATACCTGATTTGATTCAACAAGGAACAATTAGGGTCTACAATAACGCAAAGGATTTAGGGTTTGAGATTAGATATGAGGTCGTTACCAACAATGGTGCTATTGGTACAAGTACTATCGGAAAACCCGGTAACTGGCGTGAGACGATCAGTATTTTAATGTTTGATAATGCAACTCAAACTATTTCTTATTTACTACCAAGAAGCAGGGAGTTTTGTTTAACATATTGGAATAATCAACAGGGAAATACAGGTAGACCAAAATATTATGCCGATTCTGTATTAAATAACAATAATGAAGATTTAAGAAATACATACGGAGAGTTTTATTGGACAGTTGTGCCAAATTTAGATCAAGCTTATACTTTCAATATACAATATCTTGGTATTCCATTATTTAATGCAGATAATCCAACCAACTTTCTAACCCAGCGTTACCCTAATCTGCTTTTATATTCATGCCTTATTGAGGCTTGTTTGTTCTTGGATGATGAGGAAAAACGCAATAAATACCAGACAATGTTTGATCAGGAACTTGAGACCATCAATAGAATGAACACCGGTAGAAGTGCAGATAGAACTGTAATAAGGGATAATAACTAATGCGTGTACCTTTAGTTTATAAACCTGGTATTCAAAGAGATGGTACTGACTTCCAAGACCAATATTGTATCGATGGTCAGTGGATAAGATTTACGGGCGGTCAGATAAAGAAAATGAAAGGTAATAAGGAGCTACATCAACCTCAAGGAGGTATTGAACCTTCTTGTATGTATGTTTATAACACAGGTAATAACAAT